CTTGCGCTGACTAGAGCAAGCAAGGCAAGCATCGTTTGCTCACCTAAGTCAATTTGTGCCTGAAGGTATTCAGTTTCGGTCATATTATTCCCCTATCCTAAGTAGCTGCCATCGTCGTGCATTTCTATGCGGCATTCGTGGCACATTTTCAAATCATTAGATGGAAATGTCACCCATACTAAATGCTCGCATTCATCATGCAGTGCGTGCCTATTATGTCTATCAATTAGCAGTGACGCCTGCTTGACTGTTCGCGGTACTGCGTTTTTATAAGCTGCCATTACTTACCTCCTATCATGAACCAGAGGATAAGGCCGCATAGCAGTAGCATTCCGAATGGTGTCATTTCGGTGCCTCCGGCAGTGGTTGCCAGTGTGTTACTTTTACGGGGTAATCCTCGTCATCTATATCAACAAATAACCCATTACCATATTCCGGGCATATATAGTACATACCAAAATCAGTTAAGCGCGCAGCAGAATAAACTAAAACCTTTTGCGTTGTTTTCGGCAACCTATCCTCAACACTTATCCAGTTATCTTTCATAGCCCCTCCTTTTATCTAGCTCTGCTAGTAGTGCGTCAGCCATAAGTATAGAATCTTCAGCAAACGCTGAAGCCTTGCCTGTGATTTCTGTGCTGACCAAAGCTTGCATAGCTAATCCTGCAAAATGCTCACGCTTTGTTAATCCTACCCAGTTAGAATAGCCGTCTGTATTATCTCTACCGTTTGCAAATTCACTTATATAATCTTCTGAAACTGGCATTGCTGGCATATCTGAATTTTTCATATAATCGTCCCTTCAATATTAGTTAAGCTTTTCAAAGGGTACTGCCGCAGCAACACCCTTCAAAAAAGTTACCCATTTCCAGTAGTCCGTACTATAGCACAGCTATACGGCCTAGCGTGACTTTATTTGCCCTTACGTTTCCCCTTGTGCTTTTTAGTTCGCGATTGCCGAACCGGCTTGTCTCTATGAATCAAGTTTTCCATACTCTCTCACCTCGTCTTCAGCTAAACTTATTTCGCCCCTTTTCACGATTTCGTCAAAATCAGCGCCAATGAATTCACATATCTTGTCAGCGGCTGCATTCAAGTGCGACCCCGCAGGCACATCAAATTCAAGTATGACAGTTATAGCCGCTGCTAATAAAGCCTCTATCTCTTCTGCCGTCAATTCAAGTGCTTCCATTATAAGTCCCCTTCCTTTACAAATACACCATCAATCATTTTACCCTTGCGGTCCTTTATGTCGAGATATGCGCATGCCAGACAGTCATCTATTGATAACTTGTTTCGCTCGGCAATATTGATAAGCACGACAATGATATCGCCTATGTCGTCTGCAATACTCTTGCCCTTGCAGATATTGTCTGATAGCTCACCACACTCCTGCATAAGTTTCATGAATTGGTCTTTATCTGTTGACCCGTCGATTAGGTTTCTGTCGTAATGCCAGCTCACAATATTATTGATGACGCTTGACGCTCTAGGGTTCTCGTTGTTGGTTTTCATCTAACTATCCTCCTCCATCATTTCAATCATGCGGTCAATGCAGCATCGGCAATCTTTCAAGTCCTGAAGCCGGTCTTTGTGGGCAGTTCCTAAGCGGAGTGACTTCTTAACCAACGTCTGCTGCCCGAAGTCTGTGATGCCGTAGATGCTGCATATTCTGAACGGGTCAAGATTAAAGCCTTTGTAGCTGTATCTGTAATGCGCGCCTTCATCAATGGCTCCTACATCATTCCCCGCTGCGGGTGACGACATCGGTGCATTCATACTCTCTAACTCAACGGTCATCCTGTGCAGCCTATCACGCTCCTGAAGATTACTTCTCTCCAGCGCAGCACTCATTAGTGCGTCGTAATGTGCGTCGTAATGTTCGCCAGTGTTACCGTTTGCACCAATAGTCTCTATTCGAGACTCATTTTCCGGCCACACAATTTCCGTTCCATCGTCAGGCCACTGCCTGCCTTTACTGTCATGAATCATATCTCACCCCATAATTCGACTAATATTTCTTCTACGGTCGTTACAAGTTTGTAATGACCGGTCCATTCTGCTGCTAAGGCCTTCTGACCCGCTTTCACCTTGCTGCAAAGAAGTTCACCGGTACGCTTACTTATTGCATTTGGATTTTTGACTTCGTACCAGTACGTTCTGCCATTGTAACCTACCAGCAAATCGTCCATCCCCGGCATAACCTTTATATCCGGGTAAGCCCTCAGTGCCTCAACTATCGACTTCTGATTGTCATCTACCCTTGCCGCCCTTCTATTAACTCTGCCCATTACGCACCCATTTCCTTCGCCATAATTCGTTCTTCATGTGCGTCCTGACCATTTCCTGCAGGTGAGGCTCAACAGTCTCAAGAATAGCATCCTTCCACCTTTTACGCGGCAATGCCATAACCCTCACCGCCGCCATTCTTGGAGCCTCCATTATAGCCCAGCTATACGGCGTTGTATATCATCATTTGATAGTCCTTGCGCGAGCAGCCTTGCGGCGTGCAGCAGCTTAGGGTTGTGGCCAAATATCGCTTCAACTGAGTCAGTAATCTCCTGCACTCCGTCTGGCAGCTTCTCAGTATCCGGCTGCTCGCGGGTTTGTCTAACAACCGGTGTCAGCGCTCTATCTAGCCGCCAGCCATTTCTCAGTCGCTGCATGAACTCTGATTGAAGGGGCGCATCATCAATGTTACTCAGCCACTGCTTAGCTGTCATACTTACCCCTTCAAACTCGATAAGTTTTTCAGGTCTGCCATGCGCACCCGGCTTGAAAGAACCACCAGCGCGTATCATTGAGTTTACAGTTGAGCGGCTTTTGCCGGTCAGTGACATTAAGTCAGCCATGGTGTGGCTACCGATATCCGTTTTGTAATGTTTCATGCTAATTTCTCCAGTGTTTCTGCTAGTAAATGTAGCTCACTTCCGTAGATGCCCGTGAACTGCTCTTTGCTGTTATGTATGCTGAATGCGCCTTGGTGATGGTCTCGGCACAATGGCACGACGAGGAAGTCACTCTTGATACGCTCAGTGCGAATGTGATGCACGTTAGCCGGGCTATCACAGACTAGGCACCCTAATGCTGCTACCTTGCCCATGTGACGCTTACCTGCTGCATTACTCATGTTACGAACCCCAATATCTGATTAATTACGTTGTCCAAGTCATCTTTCGTGTACTTTGTCAATACCTTCTCAAGTATCACATTGGCTATGGCTGAGTATACCTTCTCAAACTCATCCTGCTCAGTTGATGCAAAAGATATTGACTTGGCATTTACCCGGTACGAACCATCAAGCCTAGCCGACATGGTGTAATGACCTGCCAGTATCGTTACGTCCTCCCTGAACTGCTCAAAAGACTTGGTGATTAGCTGACCCTTATACTCGGCGGTTGGCTCGAAAGCATCGAAACCTAAGTTGAGTAGCGCGAACATCTTGCGGTGAAAGCCCGCATTGCGAGTACGTGTCACCTTGCAGCTCATTAAGTCCCCGGTCTTGAAGCGCTTGACAAGCTCCTCATCCTGCGGTGTTGCAGGCCTGAACAGGTTGTTGCCCAGCGCTAACAGCTTGATGTCGCTCATGAATTAGGCTTCCTTGTAATGATGAAGTGAGCGTTGAGGCGCTCAATAACAGAGCATCGTCCGTTTGACATAACATGCTCATTGTAAAAAGCATCAGCACTAACAACCTCGCCCTGCTCAACTGGTAAGCGGTAGCCCTTAAATACTATTGACCTAGCTGCAATCTCATGGCTTGGGGCATTTTCCATGAAGTACATTAAGTCTTTTACAACCTCTTCACGCTCAATATCAGCCGCGGTCTTGATTGGTCTAATACTACATGCAACCACCCCGCCCGACATGTCTTTATAAGCAAGAATATAATCACCCTTGTACTTCGCTATAAATATAGCCGTATCACTGCTCCCTATGTGATTATCAACCCATTCTCCTGACTCCCCGCGATACTCCGTATCAACATACTCGACAAGCGTTCCAACCGGCGGTATACCATCTTTCCATTCTGCATCACTCATAATTCACCCCTCAAATACATCTGTTGCTTAATGCGGCTGCACCTAGCGCTGGGCTTGCCCCTGTGCTTTTTTGTGCAAGCCGGGCAGATTTCGCGGTCCACCATGCCAGCACTTTCGCTGCTTGATTTTGGGACTGCCCAGTCAGCGGTGTTGGTCACCCTCCCCATATTGGCACTCATGAGTTTAACCACTCATCGAAAGACTTAATATTCCATCCCAAGTCGGTGGCGCATCTCACGTAGATTTCGTATCTGTCTCTCATTTTATTCTCCGTTGAAAATGGCCCCGGAGGGCCGTTAAGTTTAGTAAGTGTAAAAGTCGCCGCAGATTCCAAGGTATCCGCCCGATGTCGTGCGCCGAGAAACCAGCTCTGTTAAGTCGAAGCAGACCGTATACTTTCTGATTGAAGGGATGAACACGACTAGGTAGTGGGTAGCCTCTACGTTAGCAACCACCTCTGCCGAGCAAGGTGTAAAGTGAAGCGCTGACCTTGCCGCTACTTTTTTTCCGGCTTTGTCAGCGTTCTCGTATGACTTGTACAGTTTACAAGGGGTCTTAGTCTCAGTCAGTCTGTCGTTGATTCTTTGTAGCAATTTAGATGTGATGTTCATGTCGTTCTCCGTTGATTCATTTAAGTGATGGGTACATAGTAAAGCAATGGTTTAACCTGTGCAACCCCTAAATGCAAAAAGGGCGCAGTACACCCCAATTCGTGTACTGCGCCCCTAATGGGTTCCTGCTGCTTACAACTATTTAAGATTTTATGATGTCATTGGCCAAGACTCTAATCATAGTTGCTTGTGTTACGACTCAGCAAAGGCCGTGCAAGGATGTCCCAGCCGCTTTAAAATGGGTCGTCGTCGATGCCTGCTGCCGGGCCTACAGGCTGCGCTTGTGCTGCCGGTGCGCTCTTAGGTATGAACTTAGCTTCAGTACCTGTGAATACTTTTACATTGCCGAGAATGTTACCCCGGGTTCCTGCTGCGCGCTCGGCCTGCCTTACTGATTGCGTGACCATACCGCGATTACCGTATTTGTCTAATTCGTCGTTGATGAAGCAGGTGATGTCCAAGTATTTTCCTTTTTCACCTTGATACAATCGCGCCTTGTCAATCTCACTTACGTTGATGCTCATGCTAATTCCGATGCTCATTTTGCTGCTCCTAAAATATATCTGTTTACTTGAGCCTGTTACCGGCCCAGTTTGTATTGCAATTATCGAGTTTTAATGATTGGCGTCTGTGTCGCGTAAGGATTACTAGGCGACTCATTACTGTACTTGCTGCCGTAACGACCGTAGGGGTTGTTTATGCTGTCCGGGCTGTACTTGCTCCCATATCTTCCGTAAGCATTATTCGTTGAGTTAGGGCTGTACTGACTGCCGCCTAGCTGGCCTAAGTACTTTCCGTTATGTGACTCAATGTATGTCTCAGCGCTAGTACTCATGCTGAAGGACATTGCTAATACCGCTATTGCTAACATCATTTTTCTTCTCCTAAAGTGTATTGACTTACCTGAACTTTCTTGCCGTTCCGGTTCTTGACTGTTATTAACTTGCTCTCAATGTTGTGGCCCTTTGCTTTCAGGTCAAAGATGATAGCACCTAATCTTGTAGCGCCAAGCATCTCTATCGCCTGCCAAGACGTTATCGAGCGGCCCGTTTGGATATAATCTAAAACATCTGTTGATTGACTCATAGTATTCTCCTAAAATAATAGTTCGTATTCGACTGTCGGCATGACAGGCTTCTTACGTCTTTTCGGCTCCACATCATCTTGCACTGACTCCCAGAAGTCCTCAAGTAATGCAAGCATAGCCTTATAATAATCCTCACTGAACTTGACGCGCCACACTGCCAGCTCAGCCTTACTCAGGTCAGCCTCGTCCTTGTCGGCCATAAACCATACAACAAAGTCGCACTCGTTTGTTAGTGTTATTGCCATCTGGCCCTGCATCTGCGCCATGTAGCTAGTAGGGATATCGGTATACATCTTAACCCACGGACACTTGACCTCAATCAGTCTACTGTTTGATGCGAACCCGTCCGGCGTACAGCCCTGCCATTCAATGAAGCGGTCAATGAAAAACTCTTGGTCATCGCCACTTAGAGTCGTTAACGCGCCTTGGTCAGCCTCATAAGCATCAACAGCGGTAATCTCATGCTTGTTACCCCACTCGGTCATCTCGTTGCCTTCAAACTTAGGCTCCAAACCTTTGATGGTTCTGAACAGCTTCTGACGACTCATATAAGGATTGATACCCATCGCCGCACCAAAGTTCGATGCGGTCAACCGGCCCTTGCGCCTTGGGTCGAGGGCCATTACGCTAATCTTTTCTTAGCTTCATTTTTAAGCGCTGTGTAATCTGACTTGTTTTCAATAGTAGACCACAGGGCTATGAGCTGGTCCATAGTGTTACACTCTTCAAAATCACCCACAGTCTGCGGGTCAAGCTCAACCTTGGCGGCGGCGGGCTTTCCACTATTGTCTTTAGTGTCAGCGTCCTTAGTATCGTCAATAGCAAGCAGGCCGTTCAGGGCGTACTTACGTGCATAGCTAGACGTTGCGCCAGTAATCTGAGCCTCATCCATGCCCTTCTTGCTCAATGGCTCACGGGCATAGGCTTGAGCACTAGCAGAGAACTCACCGCTGAACGTGATTAGGGCCGTTGCCTTCACGTAGAATCTGTCGCCCATCTCAACCATCTCGTCGTGAATGATAATTGATGCGTCAATCTCAGCCAATAAAGGCTTGACCGCCTCAAGGATATCTTCACAGCTACGGTACTTGTACTTGCCGAAAGCATTGGTCTGACCTTTTGGCGCTATTAGCTTGCGCTGAAGCTCGCTTAGTTGTTTGTTACTCATTTTAACTCCTCTCTTGATAGAGCGCTGGCAGCCTGCTCAGCAGCGTATTGGTCGTTATACCCGTGAAGGTAGTCTTTGTTCACATTGGTTGGTTTGGTTCCGACACTGCAATCCGCTTTACCCAGCTCGTAACGATACTGGACCAGCTCGGCCATGTGAGCCTTGTCATAATTCTCACGGAGCTTCGCTTCCGCTAAGTCCCAGTCTTTTGAGTGATGGTGTGTCATGTTGCTCTCCGTTGATTAATTAACTTACCGATAATGATAAAGCATTGGTTTAATGCTGTCAACTAATCATCCCATAATAATTCACTTAGCCCTTTTTCAATGTGAGGGTAGCTATCCCACTGACCTATCACTTTAATCTGCTTCTTAATGCTAGAGTCAGAATCAGCAATCATTAGCCGGGTCACTGCCGTGGTACATGGCGCGACAATAGATAGCTCTACTACGGGCCGTCCAGATGCCTGTTTCTTGATGTCAGTAACCTGTACGACCATACCATCTGTCGTGATGAATATATCGTCCTGACCCATTGTTAATTTTAAAGCCATTACGTTATCTCCTGTTGAATACTCAAATCGAGCAGGGGTAGATTAAACGAAGGCTTTACCATTGTCAACATACACTTTACTATTAAGTCTTAATTCATTAACAAGAGTAATATTATGGCTACATCAACAGTAAACGAAGCGTTGCGAACGCTAGGCAATCAGCGGCAGATAGCTGATTTATTCAACGT